GTTGGGTCGGTCGCCGATAGGTGTGCCGTTCAGCGGTCGGGCGATGAACACTGGGAAGTATTTGAACAAGCGTGCTGAGATGTGGTTTTTGATGGCGGAGTGGGTGAAGGGTGGCGGGTGGTTGCCTAACGTGCCGGAGTTGATTGCTGACCTGACGGAGCCGACGTATACGTTTCGGGCAGACAAGCTGATGATTGAGGATAAGGAGCAGATCAAGGCGCGGTTGGGGAGGTCGCCGGACTGGGGGGATGCGTTGGCGCTGACGTTTGCGTATCCGATAGAGGGACGGGCGCGTGGGCGGTTGGCGCGTGCGCAGAAAGAGTTTGGTATTACCGCAGTGCAGGACTATGATCCGTGGCAACGCGACGAGGCCGAGGAAGGGCGGATAGCCCGGTTGCATTGACAGGAGGCGTGGATGTGTAACGCGAAGGTTATCAAGGTTGCTGCTTTGGCTGCTGCTGTCACTGGTGTTGGTGCGGCGGCGTATGGCGGGTTGAGTGCTGCTGGTGCTGCTGGTGCTGGTGGTGCGGCGAGTGCTGGTGGTGCAGGCGCTGCTGGTGCAGGCGCTGCGGGCACCGCAGGCGCGGGTGCTGCTGGTGCGAGTGGCGTTGGCAGCGCACTGACGACTGGTGGCGTTGACGCGGCGCTGGCATCGAAGGTTGGCGCGGCGAGTTTGAGCAACGTGACTGGTGCGGTTGGCGCGACTGAGGCGGCGAACGCGGCGACGGCGGCGAAGATAGCGACCGCAGCAAAGGTTGGCGCGACGGTGGCTGGTGCCGCTGGCCCGCTGCTGGCAAACCAAAAGACGCCGACCGCGCAGATGCCGGGTGGGTCGGTTCTGCAAGACTACGACGCGGCTCGCAAGACAGCCCGCAACCGGGCGCGTGCGATGGGCGCGTCTGGTCGGGCGAGTACGCTGCTGACAAAGGGCGGCGGTCTGCCATCGTTCGGGGCTAAGACACTGCTCGGGCAGTAAGGGGCGCGGCGATGGCAGGTGAGACTGAGCGCAAGCGATACGGGCGACTGTTATCGGCACTGAAGCAGGATCGGGCCTCGTGGGAACCGCACTGGCGCGACCTGGCCGATCACTTCCTGCCGAGGCGTGGCGAGTGGTTGGGCGTCCAGAGCAACAGCACATCGCGGCGCGGAGACAAGAGAAACCAGAAGCTGATCGACGGGACACCGCGCTACGCGGCAAGGACGTTGGCGTCGGGGTTGATGGCGGGTCTGACATCACCTGCAAGGCCGTGGTTCAGACTGACGACGCCAGACATCGGGTTGATGGAGTTTGGCGCTGTGCGGCAGTGGCTGTACACGGTCGAGCAGCGGATGCGGGACGTGTTCTCGCGGTCGAATCTATACAACACGCTGCCGGTGGTTTACAGCGAGTTGGGTGTGTTTGGCACGATGGCGATGCTGGTAGACGAGCATCCTGTTGAGATTATCCGCTGCCAGCCGTTCACGATTGGGTCGTACTACTTGGCGAACAATGCCGAGTTGCAGACGGATACGTTCGTGCGAGAGTTCAGGCTGACGGTTCGGCAGTTGGTGCAGAAGTTCGGGCGGGATAGCGTATCGCCGCAGGTTGAGATGCTGATAAAGGCGGGTAACTTTGAGCAGCAAATCGACGTGGTGCATATCATCACGCCGAATAGCGACCGGGCAGTTGGTGCGGCTGGCGCGAAGGGGATGGGGTTCCTGTCGGTGTACTACGAGGCGTCAGAGGGTGACGCGCAGGACAGGTTCCTGAGCAAGCAGGGCTACCATGAGAACCCGGTCATGGCTGGTCGGTGGGAAGTGACCAGCGACGAGGTATACGGGTCGAGTCCCGCGATGGACGCGCTCGGTGATGCTCGGGCGTTGCAGTTGCAGCAGAAGCGCAAGGCGCAGGCCATCGACAAGCATGTAGACCCGCCGATGGTCGCGCATCCTTCCATGCGGAACGACATGCCATCGGCACTGCCAGGCATGACGGTATTCTCGGAGCAGAACACGGGCTTCGCCCCGGCGTATACGATCAAGCCTGAGATTCAGGCGCTGATGCTCGACATACGGGAGATTCAGGAACGCATCAAGATTGCGATGTACGAGAATTTGTTTCTGATGATTTCGCAGAGTGACCGGCGCGAGATTACGGCACGAGAGATTGACGAGCGGCACGAAGAAAAGCTGTTGCAGTTGGGGCCGGTGCTTGAGCGGCTGAATGACGAGGTGTTGGATAACCTGATCGACAGGACGTTCAATATCATGGTTCGGCGTTCGCAGCCGTACTGGGAAGGCAAGCTGATGGGCACGCCATTGCTGCCGCCGCCGCCGCCAGAGTTGGCTGAGATAGACCTGAAGGTTGAGTACATCAGCATCATGGCACAGGCGCAGCGCATGGTGGCGACTGGTGGGTTGGAGCGCACCGTGGCATTTGTCACGTCGATAGCTGGCATTGATCCCGATGCACGCGACAAGGTTGACTTCGATCAGTTGATCGACGAGTACACGCAGTCGCAGGGTATCCCGCCGACAGTCGTGCGCGACGATGCGGTGGTGGCAGAGATACGCAAGCAGCGCAGCGAGCAGATGGCTGCACAGCAGGCCGCACAGCAAGCGCCCGAGATGGCAAAGACGGTGAAGATGCTCGGCGAGACGCCGACTGGCGGCGATACGGCGCTGACCAACATCGGTGAGGCGCTGGCTGGATGAGCAAGCCGACAACGACCCGTCAGGCGCGTGAGGAACAGGCGACCAGGCGCAACGAAGAACTTGAGGACTTGCGAAAAATTGTTGCAACGCCTGAAGGGAAGCGGTATATCTCACGCCTACTAGTGCAGTGCAACGTGTTCGGCGTGTCGTTAGACCCTAACGGTAGCCGGATGTACTGGAAAGAGGGGGTTCGCAGCGTCGGGGTCGGGATCATGAACGAGATAGCGTTCATCTCGCCAGAGCTGCTGACAGAGATACTGCGCAAACCGGCTGAGAGGCCGCTGGAAAAAGTAGAGGAATCCGATGACTCAGACTGAAACAGTCCTTACCGCACAGGCAACAACCGACGCGGCTGCGGGCGATGGTCAGGCTGACGACAAGGCTGTTGTCGCCAGTAGCGATACTGGACAGACGACAGAGACGACCGGCAAGACGGAGGAAGCGGCTGCCGCCCCTGTCGTGCCGGAGAAGTATGAGGCTTTCAAACTGCCTGAAGGTACGGAACTCGACGCGACGGCGCTGGCTGAGTTTGAACCCATTGCGAAAGAATTGGGGATGACTCAGGAAGGCGCACAGAGGGTCGTTGATCTGTACGCAGGGCAAGTTGCCAAACTCGCGGAGGCACAGCAGAAGCTGATCGGCGACACCGTTGCTGAATGGGCCAAGACTGCCCAAGCCGACAAAGAGTATGGCGGCGACAAGTTTGGGGCCAACATCGCAATCGCACAGAAAGCGATCAGCGACTTTGGTTCGCCAGAACTGGCAAAGATGCTCAACGAGACTGGGCTTGGCAATCACCCGGAGTTGATCCGGTTTTGTCTGAACATCGGTAAAAAGCTGTCGGAAGATAGTACCGTGCGCGGAAGCAAATCCGCCGCTGCTGTCGATACGGCAGAGTTGTTTTACGGGGCCAAATAGCTCCACAGGTGAGGACTTAAATCATGGCTACTCTTGGCGCAAACGTACTGACGCTTGCCGACTGGGCAAAGCGGCTTGATCCCGATGGCAAGGTTCCTTCCATCGTCGAGATGTTGAGTCAGACTAACGATATTCTGACCGACATGATGTGGGCTGAAGGCAACCTGCCGACCGGCCATCGCACGACCGTTCGCACGGGTCTGCCGACTGCCGCATGGCGCTTGCTCAACAACGGCGTTCAGCCGTCGAAAAGCACAACGGCGCAGATCGACGAGGCGTGTGGCATCCTGGAAGCGTGGTCCGAGGTTGATAAAGACCTTGCCATGCTGAACGGCAACACTCCGTCGTTCCGTCTGTCTGAGGCTCAGGCTTTCATCGAGGCGATGAATCAGGAGATGGCCGACACGATCTTCTACGGCAACTCCAGCACCGCCCCGGAGGAATTCACGGGTCTGGCAGCTCGGTATTCGTCTCTGAGCGCAGCCAACGGCAAGAACATTCTGAGTGCAACGGCGTCTCCGTCAGGTTCCGATAATATGTCGGTCTGGCTGATTTGCTGGGGTGGTCAGACTGTTCACGGCATCTTCCCGAAGGGGTCGCAAGCCGGTCTGGTTCACAACGATCATGGCGAAGTGACCGTTGAGACGACTGCTGGCATGGCAGGCACCCGTCTGCGGGCCTATCAGGATCAGTGGCAGTGGAAGTGCGGTATCGCGCTGCGCGACTGGCGTTACGCGGTGCGTATTGCCAACATCGACGAATCGCAGCTTGATACGGCTGGTTCGGCTGTTCCGCTTATCAACAACATGGTGAAGGCCATCCATCGCATCCCGACTCCGGGTATGGGTCGTTGCGCGTTCTACGCCAATCGGACAGTCAAGGAATTCCTTGACCTTCAGGCGCTGAACAAGAGCAACGTCTACCTGAATGTCGGCGAGGAAGATGGCAAGCCGAAAACCATGCTTCGTGGCATCCCGGTGCGTACTTGTGACGCGCTTCGGTGCAATGAAGCCACCGTATCCTAAAGGGGAACAACCATGATTCTTGATGCACAAAACTTGTTTTCTAACAATCAGGCGATCACGACTGACGCCATCTCAACCAACGTCATTGACTTGATCGGCAACACTGCCGTCAAGAACGAGGGTGGGGCGTATCCGAACGTCACTCGTGACATCGGTGTTGGTGAAGATCTGTACCTGGTCATTCAGATTGGTACTGCATGGGCTGCGGCTGGCACCGTGACGTTCACGCTGGAATCAGATTCCACGGAGAACTTGGCAACGGCTGCGACAGTTCACTGGACTTCAGGTGATCTGGCGAAGTCTGTGCTGATTGCGGGCTACCGGGTTGCTGCGGTCAAACTGCCGACTGGCAGCTATCAGCGGTATCTTGGCGTTCGCTACAACGTCACCACGTCTGAAACGGATGGTACTGTTGATGCCTTCCTGACGACCGACATCAGCGCGTATCGTGCCTACAGCGACAACAAGCGTCTGGCTGTCTAACAAGGAGCGGTAACAGATGAGAGTCAAGGCAAAGGAAATCGGCTACTACGGCCTGAAGCGGCGCAAGGTTGATGAGGTTTTCGAGGTTGAGAACGTCAGTGATCTTGGCAAGTGGATGGAGCCGGAGTCCGAGAAGGATCAGGCTGCTTACAAGAAAGAGTTTGAGCGGCGCGATGCGCTCAAGCGTAAGCAGATCGCAAACCGCGATGCTATGGAGATGGCGCAAAACGCCATCGTCAAAGGCGCAGCGGCCAACCTTCAGTCTGACAACGTACTCTGAAGCCGCATGAGTGAGTGACTACGGGGGGGGGCGGCTTCGTGCCGCCCTTCCTTTTTATGAGGGAAGCGCATGGCGTCCGTAATCAACATCTACAACATGGCGCTGTCGCGTATTGGCGTCACGCAGCGGGTGGCATCACTCACCGAAGAAACGGAGAATCGCCGTGTATGCAGCTTATGGTATGAGCAGTGCAGGGACACGGTGCTGCGTGCCCATCCGTGGGGCTTTGCGAAAACAGTCCAAGCTCTCGCCCTACTGCCGGAGTCGCCGCCGCCAGGGTGGGCGCTAGCTTATGCCTACCCGACTGACTGTGTGCTTGCCAGACAGATTACTACGAGTGCTGGCGCAAGGCTTGCATCACTGAGTCCGTATGGCTACGAGCCTATGGCGATGGCGTACACGAATTCGCGCATCCCGTTCGATCAGCAATACTCGGCATATACGTCGCAGCGGATCATCGCTACAGACCAATCGGACGCCTATCTGGTGTATACGAGCCGGGTTACGGATTCGCTGCTGTTTGACTCACTGTTCACGAATACGCTGTCATGGCTGCTTGCTAAAGAGGCCGGGGCTGCGCTGCGTGCTGAGACACGCTTGGTAACGGCGGCAGGGCAGGAGTATGCAGCGGCCCTGCATCTGGCATCGGCGATGACGCAGAACGAGCGCGTGCCTGACATCATGCCGGACAGCCCAAGCATATCGGTGCGTTGATGAGCGAACTGCCGCAACCATCATTCAGTCGGGGAGAGATTTCACCGTCGCTGTACGGGCGCGTAGACCTGTCCCTGTACAGCACGGCGCTTCGCAAGCTGACAAATATGTTTGTCCGACCGTTCGGCGGCGCATCGAGCCGCAGCGGTACGCGGTATCTGGCGAGGACGAAGTACCAGGATCGCAAGTCAGTTCTGGTGAAGTTCATCTACTCGACGGAGCAGGTATACCTGATCGAGTTTGGGCACCTGTACGCGCTGATCTACGCGAACAACGCGAAGGTCAGGACTGGCACGGTATTCACTGTGACCAGTGTTGGCGAGACTGGCGGGCACTTCGTCGTCACGACCAGCGGGGCGCATGGCCTGTCTGTTGATGATGTGGTGGCGATCAGGGACGTTGTTGCGACTGGTGGCTACAAGGCTATCAACGACGACTGGACTGTAGCTGCCGTGCCGACCCCGACGACATTCCGCGTGGCCCGCAACTCGTCGGCAGGCGGTACATATGTCAGTGGCGGAACCGTACAGGAGTGCTTGCAGGTTGTTACTCCGTACACTGAGGATGACGTAGACGGTATTCGCGTCACGCAATCCGCTGACGTGATGACGGTCATGCACCGCGACTATCCGCAGTATGACTTGGCGCGTACAAGCGCAACGAGCTTCACGTTCACTGAAGCGGAATTTGAGGATGGCCCTTTTCTGGACATCAATCCAGATGAGGCGCGAACGGTGTATGCATCAGCGGTGTCAGGTTCCGTGACCCTGACAGCAGACAGCAACATATTCAATGCCAACCATGTAGGCGCTCTGTTCTACATGGAGGAAAAAGACCTTCGGCGTGTGCCGCCGTGGGAGCCAAGCAAGCTGATAAACGTCCCCGGAAACAGTGAGACCTATGGCTTGCTGCGCCGGTCTGACGGAAAGACGTACTCCTGTCTGACTCGGGCGTACTCACAATCTATCGCAACGGGCAGCGTGAAACCAACTCACGAGGAAGGCGTAGCCCCTGATGGCGACGGGAAGCGAGTCTCCGGGTTGGCTGATAGGACAGGTGTGACGTGGCAGTACCTGCACAGCGGATACGGGATATTGCGTATCACGGCGTACACATCGCCTACTCAGGTGACGGCAACCGTGCTGTCGCGCTTGCCTGATTCAGTGGTTGGTGGAACGGTTATTGCCGCTGGCCCGTGGACGATGACCGGCGATGGCGCTGATGTGACGTTGAGCGTGACTGGTGCAACAAGCTCACGCGCAGACGATTACGAGGTTCTTGTTGATGGAGAGCAACTTAGTCCGACAGACTATACGGTTAACCCGACAACTGACGTTCTGACGTTTCTTGTTGCTCCTGCTCTCGCTGCTGCTGTTACTGTGACGCAAATCGACAGCAACAACCTGACCGACATATGGGCGTTCGGCGCATGGTCTGAGGATCAGGGCTATCCGCGCACCGGGACGTACTACGGCGACCGCAAGGTATTCAGTGGCACGCGGGCGGCACCGCAGCGCGTGGATATGTCGAAGGTTGGCGAGTACGACGACTACGGGTTTAGCATCCCAGGCATCGACTCCGATTCGATAGCCATGACGATGAACGCTCGCCAGATCAATGCGATCAATGATCTTGTGCCTCTCGATCAGCTTGTTGCGCTGACATCATCCGGCGCATGGCGCATCGGCGCTGGTGACAATGACGCGATCACGCCGACTACGGTTGGCTTCAGGCCGCAGGTCTACCGTGGCGCAGGCGAACTGCCAGCGGTAATCATCGGCGACACGGCGCTGTATGTGACCTACAACGGCACGAAGATTCGTGACCTTCAGTATCAGGTCAATGCAGACAAGTTCACTGGCGATGACGTGACGCTGACGGCATCTCATTTGCTGACGCCGACGCGCACAGTGGTTGATATGTCGTTCGCAGACGAGCCGCACGGCATCGTGTGGATAGTGCGGTCTGACGGCGTGCTGCTGTCGCTGACCTATCTGCGCGAGCAGGAGGTGGTTGGATGGGCGAAACACGACACGGACGGTATCGTGGAGCGCGTGTGTGCGATACCGATAGGTGGCGTTGATGTGCCGTACTTCATCGTCAAGCGCACCATCAATGGCGTCGTGCAGCGGTACGTTGAGACGCTGACGAACAGGGACGTGGACGATACGCGGGACGTTGTGTGCGTGGACGCATCGCTGACCTATGACGGGCGCGGCGATGGTACGGATACCGTCACGCTGACAGGCGGGGCATGGGCCAGCGGGCAGAACGTCACTGTGACGTTGACGGATAGCCTGCTGGAGTCTGGCGACGTGGGCAACGAGATATGGGTGTACGCCGACGAGTACATCTATCGCGGCAGGATAACGACCGTCTACGGGCCAACATCGGCGCTGTTGTTGTCGCTGATCGACGTGCCAGCATCAATCCAGGCTGTTGCGTCTACAGACTACGGACTGGCAAAGGACTTGTTCTACGGACTGGATCACCTTGTTGGAAAGACGGTGGCAGTGTGTGCTGATTCAACGGTTCATGCCAGCATTGAGGTTGAGGACGATGGATCGGTGCAGCTCGGGCAGCATGGCGTGGTCGTGCATATTGGCCTGCCGTTCACCGCCGAGATGGAAACGCTCGACATCAATATCGTCGGCAAGAGTTCGGCCTACATGCAGAGCAAGCTGGTCAAGCGTGTGGCGCTCTATGTGCAGGACAGCCGTGGGTTCTTTGCCGGGTCTGACCGTAGCGCACTGAACGAGTACCTGTCGCGTGGGCAGGAGGACGACTACGAGGCTCCGGCTGCAACGACCGGGGTTGCCGAGGTACAGCTTACATCGTCGTACAACGACCACGGCAGGGTCGTCATACAGCAGACAAACCCGTTGCCGCTGACGGTACTGGCGGTGGTGCCAGACGTGACTGGTGGCCCATGAGCAAGATCAGCCGCCCTGTTGTACGCACTGCAAAAGCAGAGGACGTTGATGCCCTGATGGTCAACATTCGGCAGGCCGACTGGGACGAGATTTACGCGACGACCGGCAACGATCCGCGTCGATCTATAGAGGACGGCGTGGCAACGTCCGTGCCCGCGCTGACAGCAACCGTGGACGGCGAGATGCTGTGCATCTTCGGCATATCCCCGGTCTCAATCCTGACGCGGCATGGCGTCCCGTGGCTGGTTGGCACGAATCTGATGGATAACCACCAATTCGTGTTTCTGCGGGAGAACCGGCGCTACATGCGGCATCTGCTGGAGTTGTACGGGAGCCTGGTCAATTACGTCGATGACCGGCACGAGGCGTCGAAGCGGTGGCTACGGTGGTTGGGCTTTGAACTGGGCCAGCCGGAGCCATACGGCCACTTCGGGTTACCGTTTCGGCGGTTTTACATGGATACAAACAAGCAGCGGCAGGGGCAAGTGAATGTGTAATCCGGTGATGATGCAGCTCAGTGCTGCCGGGGTAGCTGCTGCGAGTGGCGTGACATCTGGTCAGGCGCAGGCTGATGCGGCGAAGGCAAACGCCGACCAGATGCGGTATCAGGCCCGTGACGCGCTTGTCAGAGGCTCCATAGACGAATACAGGCTCCGTAGGGACACGCGGGCGCTGGCAGGCTCTCAGGTAGCGGCTTTGGCCGCAAATGGCGTACAGGTCGGCACAGGGTCTGCTGGGCGACTTGTGGAGGATACCTACCAGCTTGGCGAGGAAGATGCCATCACGATCCGCAATAATGCAGCGCGGGAAGCGTGGGGGCTGAACCAGCAGGCGAACATTACCGAAAAACTGGGCAAGCAACAGAAGAAACAGACCATCGCCAGCGGCTTTATGACCGCCCTGACGCACGGCGCTCAGGGTTGGCAGTACGGGAAAACACGCTGATGCCACGGGTTCCAACATACCAGCAGAACAGGGTTTCGCTCCGGGCTGTACCGGACGTTCGGACTGCTCCCGCCCCGCAACCACTTGAGGGTGCTGACAAGGCGCTGTCTCAGGTCGGCGCGGCGATGGACAGCATCTATCAGGACGAGAAGCGCAAGGCGACGATTGCCAGCGTCTACGAGGCGCGGGCGGCAGTCGATGCTCTGGCTGACGATATTGAGTCAAACCCGGAGACAGGGGTTATTGCACAGCGCGGCAAGAACGCTGTTGGCATGGCTGATCGGTACATGCCGGGGTTTGACGAGAAGGTTGGGGCTATTCGCGGGAAGTACGCCACGAATCCTGACGTGCTGCTGGCGCTTGATGGGTACGCGGCTGACCGTGCTAATCACCTTCGACGGTCGATGGCGCGGCATGAATATGGTGAAACGCAGAAAGTGTATGTGGCCGGGATTGAGTCTGCCCTTGCTACAGCACGCGACAAGGCGGTTGCGGCGACCGATCCGAATGAGAGCGAGCGTAACATCCAGATCGTGCGGAACGGGGTTGCTGATCTTGGTGTCGTGGCGGGGTGGACTCCTGAGATTACCGCGCAGAAGGTCAAGGAGCAGGAATCCGGTGCCCGTCGTGGCGTTGCAGAGAACCTTATCAACAAGGGTCAGTACGACGCAGCGAAGGCGTACATGGGCAAATACGGCGATACGCTGACTGAGGAAGATGAGGCGGCTGTCGTTCAGTACGGGAAGGTGGCGGCACAGCGGGAGTTAGCAGAACGTCGGTCTGCTATATCGTTTGCTCGCCAAGAGGAAGCCTATCGCAAGAACCAGCAGTTTGAGGCGACGAGCAAGCTGTACTTTGACAAGGGCGCAGGTGCTATCACGACTGAGATGCTGTCGAACCTTGATGACTCCGGGCGTCAGGCCATGCTCAGGATGATGAACGGCGAGCAGAAGGACACAAGCCGCAGCGATTACCTGTATTCATCGCTGATGGATATGTCGGTGCGCGATCCTGTCAAATTCAAGAGCCTTGATCTGATCCCGTACTACGAAGGCATGTCTGAATCAGACATCACCCGGCTGAAGGCTCGGATGGATGATGTTAGGAAGGATCAGAACGCGCCATTGAAGCCCAAAGAAACAGAGCATATGACGCGATCGACGCAGGCATCGCGTGTGCTGCGGGCGACGTTGTTCCCTGATGCGAAAGAACTCACAGGTCGGGCAAAGACAGAGTTTGAGTCGGCTACCGTTGAGTTTAACAACCGTATTGAATCTCTCAACGCTGACGGCAAGATGACCAGTCAGCAGTTCGACGATGAGTTGTCGCGGTTTGCGACGGAGAAGTGGGCGCGTAAATATGCGCGTGAGGACGATGGTTGGTTTGCAGACAAGCCTGACGCCAACCTGCCGCTGCCAAAGACGGCATATATCGATGTGTCAGACGTACCAGATACCATCGAGGCTAACTCAGTAAAAATACTGAACGACATGGCAAGTGAGGCGGGCGTCACGCTGACCTATGA